AACAAAACAAATAAAACAGCTAATCTCAGCTGGTGATGTTCGTGGTGCTTACGCAAAATTTGAAGAACTTCCAATACTAGACCAAATCTTAATATCAGTTTCGCCTGGTGTAGGTGATGCTTTGGCCGCTTACGAAGTAGGTGAGTTTGGTACTAGAGCATCTGAGGCTGCAAAAAGAGGTGAATTTGGTACAGCAGGTTTTTATGGGGGGTTAAGTGCTTTAGCTGGAATATCTTTAATACCAGCAGCTCGTGCTGTCAGAGGTTTAGTTAGAGGAGCCGACCAACTACCTTTGGGTGTTGTAGCAAAAACAGACCCTAAACTACCGACAAGCGGCTCTGGATTATCACCAGACCAACAAACAGCCTTTCAAAAAAAATATGACAATTTCTTTAATGCCGATATAGATTACCCTATGACCAGAGGTCCTGTAAGTGTTGAAACAGCTATAGAAAAAAGGGCGTTGGGGCAAAGTGTAGATACATACCAAATATATAAAGACATTTATCAACGTGCTAGTAGAAATTCTACGGCTAGTAGGTTTCCTCTTGATGTACTTAGAGATGGTAGTTATCTAGGGGTTTTAGGTGAGAGGATTGGTGTGGGCTCTCCTAGGCTCCGTAGATTTGAAAACAGAGACTACGCAGATATTGATAATGTCCTTATAGACGAATACTTTAATCCAAATGCAAAAATTGCAGGGGGCGGTTTAATATCACCAACAAGAAAAAAATTACGAAACTACAAAGATAAATCTGGTACGCCTATGCGAACAGCTAATAACATAAATGAAATGTTAGATAATTTAATGCGTGGGGATGAAAAAGTATTTAGAGAGCTGCAATTATTAAATGCTGTTGATGGCTCTAAAAAACCCACAGAAAAATTACGAGAATTTCTTGCTACTAAATCAGAAGCTATAAAAAATAATCCGCAAGGCAAATTATCTACAGCAGAACTAGATGAATTTTTAGAACGTGAAATGTACGACGCTATAAGAATTGAAGAATTTGGGTCTGGAAGTATTAGCGGGCGTAGTATCGCTGGAGATACAGTACCTCGTGGGGATGGTTCAGGTCCAGAAAATGCAAATGTCTACATGATAAGAGGGCTTGACGATACTGCTTTTACAGGCTCTCAAAACAAACATTTTGGTAAATATGCAGGGGATGGCGGTAATAAGGACTCTGATAGAGTGTATGCTCCTCTAACATATATAAAAGAAAATTATAATAGGATAGATAACAAAGTTGGCGATGGCACCATAAAGTTACCTTCAGATGTAGATATTGTTGGGCAAAAAGCGATGCAGAAAAACATCTTAGCAGAAAAGTTTGGCGATGATTATAACGACATTTATGCTTTTGATGGTGTAAAAGAAGTAAATGCTAATTATCAAGCCGACCTTATTAGTGATGAGGCCGTAGATTGGTTAGCTAGTAAAAATGTTGCGGTAAGGGGTAATGACCAAATTGTGCCTGTAGTTCAAAGAACACAATCAGATTATGCAGCACAATTAAAAAACATAGCTGCTAGTAGAGTGGTTGCAGGAGCTGAAGCGGGCATATATGAGGCTTCAAAACAGGGTGGTAAATTTAAAAAAGGCTATGAACAATATGAAAGTCCTTTTCATGTGCCAGATGTCAAAAAAGTAGACAAAAATTTTGTAAACAATATTACAAAGTTTAATGAGATTAGTGCAGAAGCTAATGAAAACTTAGGTAAACTTAGAGGTAACGATTTGTTATTTACTGATTTTATTTTAAAAGATGGTGTTACAGGAAAAACAATCAACAAAATTGTTAAAACTGATAAACCTGTAGCAGAAAAAATTACAGAACTAAACGACCTAATCCAGCCAAAAAATGTAAATATAGCAACGCCAAAACCATTTTTATCGCCTGCTGAAAAAAGTTTTTTAAAAGCCAACCAAAAATTACAAAAAACCATACTAGAGGGCAGTTTAGGTAAATTAAAAGGTGCAGCATCTCAATTAAATAAATATTTAAAAGATGATAAGAGTAAAGACTTTTTGGATGTGTTTTTCGATACAGACATTTTAACTAAAGAAGGATTTATTGATGTAGCAGATTTACCTGCAAGCAGAATGAAATTAGTAGATGTTGATTTACAAAATCTTTCAGAGGGCACTAAAAGGATTCTGCAAAACAAAGATTTCTACCAAAAAATAGGTCGTGATAGTTTTGATGATAATTTTTTAGCGAAGTTTAGTTTGAGTCCGTTTAGGTTTAGGGATGCTGCAGATGTGCTTGCACCAAAAAATAAAAAAACAGAAGCAAAAACATTATTTAATAAACTTCTTATTCCTGGAAAATTAGAAGAGATAAGTGAAGAGGCTCTAGCCAAAGTATCAAAAAGTAAGCTAACGAGAGAAGATTATACTGGTAGTGTTTATTTACACTATAACAACGAAATTGACCGTGGGCTTAAAGCCTTAGAAGAATCTGGGTCGACTGCAGCAGAGGAACAAATAAATACAAAATTAAAACAAGCAGCTGGAAAGGCCCAAAATTCAAAAGACCCAAAATTGCAGAAAGCTGTTGAAAGGATATATGAGCTTTTACCAAGGGCTGACAACCTCATTTACGATGCCGAAAAATATAAGGCAGGAGACCAGTATAATCTGGATTTATATGCACCACCAAATCCTTTTATAAAACCCGACCCTTATGCTGGATTTTTAAACACAAAACAAATGGTGTTACCAACACGGCATCAAATTAATAATGCTGCTAGAAATACAGACTCTGATTTTATGGTGTTTAATATTGACCAAGCTGTAGGCGAGGGCGGTGGTTCTGTGGTGCGTCGTTTGTATGGAGACCAAGTAAAAGAAATAGAAAAAATTGTAAAAGAATTAGATATTGACCCTGATGACGTTATATACAAAGATAATTTTCAAAAGTATGCAAGACGAGGTGAGCCACCTCTACCTGCTCAAGTTATATTAAAATTAAGTGAAATTAGAGATGCTTTTGAGGCGGGCAAAGGTATATCTAGTTTTAAGAAAGGTGGTCTAGTAGAAGCTAAAAATAGTTTTTTTAAAGATTTTTCTGCAGAAATTAAGGGCTTATAAAATGAGTGCGATAATAAAATTTTTGTTGTCTAAAAAAGACACAATACAAAAAGCTTTAAAACCCACTAAAAAAAAATTAACAGCTAATGAAACTAAAGCATTAGAGAGTCTCATTACCACTAAAAGTGGTGCTAGCTTAATCCAAGCTATAAAAAAAAATAAAAATTTACAAATTGCCTCTGTAAATAATATCCAAAGAATAAGAAAAATAGACCCACTTATAGTTACCCCAAAAAATAAAGACACTATATTTTTATATAGAGGTGTATCTTTAGATAGTAGTTTGCCAATAGAAAAAGCCCTAAAACAAGAGGGCATTAAGTCAACATCTCTTAAAGCAAGAAATACACTAGACTTTGGTGATACGGACGCTTTTACTAAACACTACGTTTTAAAATATGCTGTGCCCAAAAAGAAAGTTTTAGCACACATTCCTACATTAGTTAAAAGTTCCGACCAGAGAAGATTAAGCTACGGTGCAAAAAAACTCGCTTTTGATGAAGATGAAGTGCTAGCAGACCTTTCTGGATTGAACCCTGTAAAAGTTTTTAATACACCTAGAAGTATATTGCGAACACCGTTCAAAAATCAAATAGTGCTACCCACAAACAGACAAGCAACTTTAGATGTGGTGTCAGGAGTAAGACCAATGAAAACATTACGAGAAGTTTACCAAGACCCTGCACTCACAAAAGATGTAATTAGAGCTTTTGAGGCAGGTAAAACACCTAAGGACATAATTAAAGAATATGTGACTATAACAGGCAGAGTGCCCTACGCACCCGAAGGTTTTGTGCCTACAGGTTTTGGTAGAAAAAGTAACTTACAACAGTTACCATTTTATAGATTGCTAGATAGAAGATTACAAAAGGTATATAAAGACTTTTTAGATTTTTATGAAAACTGACAGCCTTACTGATGCTGAATTAAAAGAGGTAGTGCTTTTAAAAGAGCGACTAAACAGACTAAACAAACAAGACAAGTGTCAAGATAAATTTTTAAATTTTATTAACAACATTTGGCCTGAATTTATATGTGGCGAGCACCATAAAATATTTGCACAAAAATTAGAAGATATAGCGAAGGGTAAAATTAATCGTTTGATTGTTAATATGCCACCAAGACACACTAAGTCTGAATTTGCCTCAACATATTTCCCTGCTTGGTTTATGGGTAAGTTTCCTAACAAAAAAATTATGCAAACAACACACACAGGAGAGTTGGCTGTAAGATTTGGTAGGAAAGTTAGAAACCTAATGGATGGTGAAGATTATAAAGGTATTTTTCCTGATGTCAGTTTATCTGCAGATTCTAAATCTGCTGGTCGTTGGGAAACTAACAAAGGTGGAGAATACTTTGCAGCTGGTGTAGGTGGTGCCATAACTGGTCGTGGTGCTGATTTATTAATAATAGACGACCCACATTCAGAACAAGATGCTTTATCTTTAACACAAATGGAGGCTTGTTGGGACTGGTATACTTCTGGACCTAGACAGCGTTTACAACCTAGAGGTGCAATAGTTTTAGTTATGACTAGATGGAGTGATGTGGACCTAACAGCTAAATTAATAAATTCACAAAAAGACCCACTAGCAGATAAATGGGAAATTATAGAGTTTCCTGCAATATTCCCAGATAGTGAAAAACCAATGTGGCCAGAATTTTGGCCTATAGATGAATTAAAGAAAGTTAAAGCATCTTTGCCTGCTATGAAATGGAACGCACAATGGTTGCAGACACCAACAGCTGAAGAAGGCTCTATAATAAAAAGAGAGTGGTGGCAAGAGTGGGCACACGAAAGTTTGCCTGGTGTTCAATACATTATACAATCATATGATACTGCGTATTCAAAAAAACAAACTGCAGACTTTTCTGCTATTTCTACTTGGGGCATATTTAGACCATCTGAAGATGCACCAGACTCTATCATTTTATTAGATTGTCAAAAAGGCAGATGGGACTTTCCAGACCTAAAAAGAATAGCACAAGAAGAATATAAGTATTGGGACCCAGATATGGTATTGATAGAGGCTAAGGCTTCAGGTACACCTTTGTCGCAAGAGCTTAGAAGATTAGGTATACCGATAGTTAATTATTCGCCATCAAGAGGGCATGATAAACATTCCCGTATGCACTCTGTAGCACCTATGTTTGAATCTGGCTTAGTTTGGGCACCACAAAAAAAGTTTGCAGATGACATGATTGAAGAGTGTGCGTCTTTTCCCTTTGGTGCTCATGACGATTTGTGTGATACAATGACACAAGCTCTGTTGCGTTTTAGAGAGGGAGGCTTAATATCTTTAGGTGATGATTACCAAGATGATGAGAAAGCACCTATAAAAAGAGTATATTATTAATGATGCAGTTTTATTTAACAGAATATGTGAAAGATGGAGTCGCACAAGAAGGTCCTTTAATTATGGCCTCTACTTTAGAACAGGCTAATGCACAAGCTGAGGATTTAGGACTTAAATTAGTAGGAGAAATGTTCCCTTTGGCACATTTAGATATGACGCAAGGTGAAACAATACATTAATGGCTATCGAAAGACAATTACCAGAACAGTTAAATCAAAATAAATCTAAGACTGATGATGATTTGCAGTTTGAAGAAATTATTAACATAGATACTGACGAGAGTCCTGAAGGTATCACTATGATGGAAGATGGTGGTGCTTTATTAGGACCACAAGAGGAAGAGCCTCAAGATATTGGGTTTGATGGCAACTTAGCAGAGATTGTAGGCGAAAACGAACTTAATGTTATTGCTAACAATCTAGTTGGTTCTATTGAAAAAGATAAATCTTCTAGAAAAGATTGGGAAAAAACATACACAGATGGATTGAAATATCTTGGTATGAAGTTTGATGAAGATAGGTCTGAACCATTTGAAGGTGCAAGTGGTGTTATTCATCCGTTATTAGGAGAGGCTGTAGTTGATTTCCAAGCACAAGCCTACAAAGAATTATTACCTGCTGGTGGTCCAGTAAAAGCACAAATAATAGGCGATTTCGATTCTGAAGTTGAACTACAAGCACAAAGAGTACAAGAGTTTATGAATTACCAGATAGTTCATGAAATGCAAGAATACGACCAAGAACTTGACCAACTTTTATTCTATTTACCTTTAGCAGGTTCTGCATTTAAAAAAATATACTTTGATGAAAATTTAGGCAGACCAGTATCAAAGTTTGTGGCACCAGAGGATTTGATTGTGCCTTATTACACAACAGATTTGGAATCATGTAACCGTATTACACATGTAATAAAAATGCCAGAAAACGAATTGCGTAAATTACAAGCGAATGGTTTTTATAGAAAAGTAGAAGTAAGTTATGGTGATGAAACACAATATGGTCAAGTTGAAGAAACTATAGAGGAATTAACTGGACAAGAATCAGTATATGATGATGGAGAAGTTGCAGTATTGCATGAGGTGCATTGTAATTTAGATTTAGAAGGCTTTGAAGATTTAGATGAAGATGGTGAGAGTACAGGTGTAAAATTACCTTACATTGTTACCATAGATTCTAATTCAAATAATATTTTATCTATCAGAAGGAACTATAACCAAAATGACCCGTTAAAAAAGAAGATTGAATACTTTGTTCATTTTAAATTTTTACCTGGTCTAGGATTTTATGGTTTTGGATTAACACATATGATTGGTGGATTATCAAAAGCGTCTACGTCTATTATGAGGCAGTTGATTGATGCAGGTACCCTGTCTAACCTCCCTGCTGGTTTTAAGACAAGAGGTATTAGAATAAGGGATGAAGATACCCCTATTCAGCCTGGAGAATTCAGAGATGTAGACGCACCCGCTGGTTCTCTAGCAGAGTCCATACAACCATTACCTTTCAAAGAGCCAAGTGGAACTTTGTTAAATTTATTAGGTATCTTAGTTAATTCAGGTAAGACCTTTGCATCTATTGCTGAAATAAATACAGGGCAAGGCAATCCACAAGCTCCAGTAGGAACAACTATGGCTTTATTAGAGAGGTCTACAAAAGTTTTGTCAGCTATACATAAAAGATTACATAACTCACAAAAGAAAGAATTTAAAATATTAGCTAATATATTCTCTGAATTTTTACCGCCAGAATATCCTTACATGACTGCTGATGGCAACAAACGAATAAAGGAACAAGATTTTGATGGGAGAATAGATATTTTTCCTGTATCAAATCCTGACATATTTAGCACATCTCAAAGAATAGCATTAGCACAAGAGATGATGACGCTCGTTTCATCAAATCCTGAAATACATGGACCTGACGGTTTATATGAATCATACAAAAGAATGTATGCTGCTATAGGTGTAGACAATATAGATAAATTACTTTTACCACCTCCCCCATCTGACCCGATACCTGTAGAAGCTGGTCAAGAAAATACAGGATTAATTATGGCTGTACCTGCATCCGCTTTTCCACAACAAAATCATGATGCCCATATAGCTATACACATGTCCTTGTTAAACACACCACCCGTACAAACTAATGCACAAGTGCAGGCAACGATACACGCACACATCATGCAACACTTACAAATGAAAGCAGACATTTTAGGACTAGAACAAATGCCACCAGAAATTAGAACAGAGTACGATAATATTAGTCAACAAATAGGCCAAGCTAATCCTGTAGACGCACAACAACTAGAGGTGCAAAGAAACGATTTACTAGCACAATTTTCAGCACCTATTTTATCGCAGTTGGTAGTAGAGTATACAGAAAAAGTTTCATCTCCGTCAGACGAGGACCCATTAGTAACAATTAGAAAGCAAGAACTAGCCTTAAAAGGTCAAGAGTTGCAACAAGAAAAACAACAGTTCTTATTAGACCAACAAAGAAGAAAAGAGGATTCTATTAACCAAGATAATATAGATAAACAAAAAATCCAAACACAAGAAGAAATAGCAGAGATGAAAGATGATACTGCTAGAGCAAGATTGCAACAACAGAAAGATTTAAAGATTCAAGATTTAATTAACAAATACAATAAATAGTGTAATAATACGAAAATGGAAAAAGAACCAAAAGTTTTAAATAACAAACAAGGTTACTCTAACAAGGGTAATCTAGGGTACAGCAAAAAAGAAAGTTTTGTTGCTGACGTAAATCCAAAACCAGGAATGGGCAAAGGCAAATCTAAGGGCGTTGGTATAGCCGAGTATGGCACCAAGTTCTCTGGTGTGTATTAATGTCCATACTTTGGGTTGCGGATAAATTAAAAAAACATCTTAAAGAAAGAAAAGAAGATGTTACAAACAGCATGTTGTCTGGTGTAAAAGACATGTGCCAATATGAGTTTCTAAGAGGTAAATACAGCTCACTTGTAGAAACAGAACTAGAATTAACAGAGCTGCTAGGAAGAGTAATAGAAGATGACGACGAAGAACAAGGTGATAGTACCTGACCACGTTGCAAAGCAGGTAGAAGAACAAAACAAACAAACAGGAGAGAAGCTTGAAAAAGCATACATTCCTGAAGAATCTAGGGTTTTAGACCCAACACTTTTAGATAAATCTATAATAGAGCGTATGCCACAGCCTACAGGATGGCGGCTACTAATATTACCATTTCAAGGCTTGGGTGTATCTAAAGGTGGTATTATACTTACACAAAGTCATGTTGATAGAGAGTCTCTTGCTACTGTATGTGCGTATGTAGTAAAAATGGGTCCACTCTGTTATAAAGACAAAAGATTTTCTGGAGAGAGCTGGTGTAGTGAAAAACAATGGATATTGATTGGTAGGTATGCTGGTGCAAGATTCAAATTAGGAGATGAAGCCGAGTGCAGAATCATTAATGATGATGAAGTTATAGCCACTATACATGACCCAACTGATATTGTTGCAGTATAGGAGTAGAAATGACTGAAATAGAAAAAAATGTTGAAGAGGGAGAAATAGTTGAACTCCCTGACAACGAAACCTCTAAAAAAGAGGATGATGACTCAACTCCAGAAGTCGTAGAGGCTAGTGAGGTTGAGGAGCAGGAGTCTGAACACGAACAGTATTCGGACAGAGTGCAAAAACGTATATCTAATCTAACTCGTAGATTAAGAGAAGAAGAGCGTGCAAAAGAATCTGCATATAATTATGCACTTCAGATGCAAGAAAAGAATAAAGTGCTAGCACAAAAAAGTTCTAGCCTTGATAGGTCTTATTTAGCGGAAGCCTCTAACAGACTTAAGTCTCAAAGAGCACAAGCACAAGCAGCTTTAAAAAATGCACATGAGTCGCAAGATTACGACAAAGTTGCAAAAGCTCAAGATGTGTTAGCAAAAATAGCTGTTGAAGAAAGCAAAGTTGTAAACTCACAATCTCAGCTAGAATATCAACAACAACTTGCAGATAGTCAAACAGAGCAAATAATTCCGCCAGCACAACCGCAACAACAATACGTTGACCCAGACCCTAAGGCACAAAATTGGGCACAAAAAAATACTTGGTTTGGTGAAGATGAGACTATGACGTTAGCTGCTTTTAATATTCATAGGAATTTGGTAGAGCAAGAAGGCTTTGACCCGAGCTCTGATGAGTATTATACTGAGGTGGATAAAAGAATTAAGGCAGAGTTCCCACATAAATTTGATGTGAAAAATAAACCACAACAAAGGGTTGCTTCTGCTTCTAGAGCCGATACAAGTGTTAAAGGTTCTAAAAAACAAGTAAAGCTATCGCCTTCAGAGGTACAGATGGCAAAAAAATTAAACGTACCCTTAACTGAGTACGCAAAATATGTAAGAAGGTAAAAATGGAAAGAGATAATAAAGGGAAATTTGTAAGTAATGACAGAGTGTCCCGCTCTGCTGAAGTTCGTGCTAAAGAAAATGCACGCAAACCTTGGGCACCCCCAAGTATGTTAGAAACCCCACCTAATCCTCCTGGATATGTTTATCGTTGGATAAGGGCCGAGGTTTTGAATGAAGATGATAAAAAAAATGTTATGTCTCGAATAAGAGAAGGTTTTGAATTAGTCAGAGCTGAAGAGATAGGAGATTTTGAATTACCATCAATTCAAGACGGCAGGCATGCAGGAGTAGTTAGTGTTGGCGGTTTACTATTAGCTAAGATTCCAGAGGAAACAAGAAACGAACGTAACGCATACTATCAAGGCAGAACTGAGTCAGCTCAAGATGCCGTAGACAACGACCTCATGAAAGAATCTGATGCTCGTTCTCCAATAATGTCACCAAGGAGAACTACAAGTGTTACATTTGGTGGCGGTAAACGAAAATAAATAAATTTTAAGAGGTAAATTAAAATGGCAAATAAAGATGCACCTTTTGGGTTTAAGCTAGTAGGTTCATTGGGAAGTGGTGGTCAAAATAATGGCGTCCACGAATACAATATCGAATCTGGTTCAACTCAAGGTATATTTTCAGGCGACCCTGTTAAGATGCTTACAGGAGGATTCATCGACGTAGCAGATGCTGCTGGTGATGAAAAAATCCTTGGTATTTTCAGAGGTTGTAAATTCGTTAATTCAAGTAGCAAAGAAGTAGAATTCTCTGCTCATTTCCCTGCTGCACAAACAGCAACAGGAGACATTGTGGCCTTTGTTGAGGATAATCCTTTAAATCTATATGAAGTACAATGTACTGGTTCTTTAGCTAGAACAGACATTGGTGCAAACGTAGATATAGCGTATACAGCTGGTTCGACCTTAAATGGTCAATCAAAAGCTGAAGTTGCTAGTTCATCAGGTTCTGCTGCCGCTAACTATAGAATAGTTGGTATTTCAAAAGATTCTGAAAATAACGAACTAGGTTCAGCAAATGTAAATGTTATCGTTAAGATAAATGAACACGCTTATGAAAACACCGCAGGTGTGTAAGGAGTAAATAATCATGGCAATTAATAGAGCACAATTAGCAAAAGAATTAGAT